GTCAATACCTTGAAAGAATACCGATCCCTTCGCATCTTTTATAAGAACTTTGTTCTAGCTCCATTGGACATTGACAACCGTATCAGATGTTCTTATAACATTGGAGGAACTGAAACCTACAGACTATCCTCATCTGAAGATGCGTTCGGCTTTGGAACTAACTTGCAAAACATTCCAAAAGGAACGGAGGAAGAATGAGCGAAGAGTCTAAACGATTACTTCAACTGTATGATAATTTAATCCGTGCCCTTTACAAGCGCAACAATCCACCTGCGCACCTGCATAATATGACGTTAATGGGGACTGTCAATGAAGAACATTGTCGGATATGCAGTCAAGTGGAAGATGAATATCGATTCGCCAAGCGCGCATACTTGAACGCCATGGATGAATTCCTAACTCCCACTCAGAAGGAGAATACAGATGGTAGCCAGAACGATAGCCTTACCTAATATTAGGAAGCTTTATATTCCCGATCCTGGAATGATGATTGGTGAAGCGGACTTAGCAGGTGCTGACGCACAGGTTGTGGCGTGGGAAGCGAATGATGAAAAGTTGAAGACTGCCTTTCGTGCGGGATTAAAGATTCATGCCGTGAATGCAAAGGATATGTTCGGAGACGCCGCCGGTCCTGATGGAAAGAAAGAGCCGTTTTATCTTATGGCAAAGAAAGGCGTCCATCTCACGAACTATGGCGGCAGTGCTAAAACCTGCGCCTCTGCTTTAGGTATCCCACTCCGTGATGCTGAAGCCTTTCAATATCGATGGCTGCATGAAAAACATCCAGAGATTTATGACTGGCACAACCGTATCGAGCACCAACTTCAAACGACTCGAAGCGTATACAATAAATTTGGTGCCCGTCGTTATTACATGGAGCGTATTGAAGGACTCCTTCCAGAAGCTCTCGCCTGGATTCCACAATCCACCGTTGCTATCACCATCAACAAAGGCTGGTTGAATATTGACCAGAATCTTCCGCAAGTTCAAGTACTGTTACAAGTCCACGATTCCCTCGTATTTCAATATCCCAAATCAGAGCACCCTCACATTCTCGATGCCATTCGTAAAGAATTAGCTATCACCATTCCCTACCCTGATCCATTAGTAATCCCCGTCTCGATTAAAACCAGCGAAGAATCCTGGGGGGATTGTGAATGATTCCAGAAAAATACACGCACGTTGAAGGTGGAAACTGGAATTCATGGCCAATAGGAGAAATCTCTTATAATGAATTACGCAAGCGAATGATCCTAAGTGAAGACATGTGGTTCTTCACAAATACGGATGTTGTAGTAATATGCGATACACATAACAGATGCATATTAATACATTCGCTATACCATAAAGGACATCGTTGGGATTGTCTAAATGGGTGGAATGATGGCAAGGAACCTGAGTGATTGGCTGCAAGGCTATATTGAGTACACCGCAAATCTCGAGGCTCCAGAGAAGTTTCATTTCTGGACAGGTGTAGCTACAATAGCTGGAGCTTTGCAAGGAAAGTGTTGGGTTGACATGGGGAAGTGGAAGTGGAAGCCGAACTTCTACATTATCTTTGTCGCTCCACCTGGAATTATTGGAAAATCTACTACCGCAGACGTAGGCATTGGCCTACTGAGGGATATAGATGGAATACATTTTGGTCCGATGTCAGCAACTTGGCAAGCCTTACTTGACTCCTTCCTCGAATCCGGGGAATCTTTCCCAATGCCCGACGGATCTTTTGTCGAGTCCGCCAGTATTACCTTCGCCATATCAGAACTCGGGGTATTTCTCGATCCGCAAAATAGAGAACAAATGGATCTACTCGTGCACATGTGGGACGGATGGGAAGTGCCGCTTGAAAGACGCACTAAAGGAGATGGAAAACTTACGATCAAAAACCCGTGGTTGAACATGATCGCCTGTACGACGCCGGCCTGGATTAGTGAACACTTCCCTGAGTATGCAATCGGTGGTGGATTCACTTCTCGAACCGTCTTCCTTTTCGGAGATCACAAACGAAAATTGATTGCTTATCCTAGTCGAGTGAAAGGCGCACAATATGCTCCGGCCTTCCGTCAACTTTTAATCGATGATCTTAAATCTATCGCCCGACTCAACGGAGAATTCAAACTAACTGAGAAGGCGTATCAGTGGGGAGAAGTGTGGTATGAGAATCATTGGATGGACCTGCCCGAACATCTGAAGGATGAACGTATGTCAGGTTACGTCGCACGTAAACAAACGCAAATGCATAAACTTGCAATGGTCCTCTCCGCCGCGCGCCGTGAGGATATGATCATTACTGAGAATGAGCTCAAGACTGCAGAGGCTTTCATTGGCGGATTAGAACAAGACTCGCCACGAATCTTCAATCGCATTAGCGATAGTAAAGAAGCGCGCTATGCTGACGTCGTCTTCTCTTTCATCAAACGCTTGGGTAAAGTCAAAAAGAGGGAACTATGGCGCAAGGTATTTCACGCCATGTCCCTCACTGATTTTGAAAACTCACTGAACGCAGTTATTGGTACAGGCTACGTTCGTGCGTATGCGAATGGAGTAGATGTTACTTTAGTTTACTCCCCTCAGGATACGCCTCAGCCAGATCACGAAACGCTCCCTTCCACATCTTCTCAGCCGGAGTCAGCGTCTCCCGATTCTTCGCTCCCTTCTGCCGAGCCTCAAGAGACTTCTTAATCGACTCAGATGTCAATCGGAGAGAATTATGAGGTACCGTAGAGTTGTAGTCCTTAATTGCTTGACGAACGTCTGCCAGCCCTTCACGATCACGATTGCGGGAAGCAAAGGCATAGTTGTCTATAAGGACCTCTCGCCTAATCGTAAAGTATTCCTTCATCATTTGCTGCGCCGCGCGCAACTCGTAACGCTGGGTGACTCTAGTTGGTGTAAATCCGAAAGTCTGCGCGACGACCTCAGCCTGCTGCTGGACGTCATACGGAGAGAATTTAGCGACCGCCCCTCCGCCACGGAACTCTTCTTGCCCCCGAGCAAAATACCGTCCAGCTTTACTAGCTGCCTTCATCGCCGTTGGCATGGCACGTTCAAACCGTTTCCAAGTATCGGGATCATTACTCTCAACAGCTTTCCAAAGCGTGTACGGCATTCCAAACACCGGGCCAGCTAACTCTGCAATGGTTCGTCCAAACTTCTCATCAGGGTTACGTTCACTTCCAGTCAGTTCCTTAATCCCTGGAATAACTCTACCCATTGACAATGACCCACTGGTGTCCGTATTAGGAATCGGCACCCCCATCATGGAGAGCAAATGCAGCGGACCCAAACCATAATACCGAGCCAAACCGTGCATGATTATATCAGGGTTATCAGTAATACTCTGGAGCATCTCGCGGATTTCAGAGCGAAGATCACGATAATGTCCCTTGATCCCAAGAGCACGTCGAATCTTTTCGTTTCCCCAATCCAGCACATCGAGAAGATTCTCAGCGAATGGCAATCCTTGCAGTCCCGCCATGAGCACCAACATAATCCAAACTCGCATTGCTGTCTGTGCCCCTTGTCCACCGAAGGATATATATGCCATGTTCTGCATGAAAGTCCAGAACAAGAAGAAGACCGAGGCCGGACCACGCATGAACTTAGGCCGGTTCCACTTTGCATATTCAAACATTGTGGCTCGGACTGTCTCCTTTCCCGCCTGAAACATTGTGTCAATGTCGCCACCCTTCTTCTGTTCCAATTTGACAGCGGCCGTGAAAGCGACTATACGCGCGAACTTCTCCGCATTTCTGAAGAGATACGCACCATAATAACTGAACTGATTCAACTTTCTTTGTGCTTGATCCGTGGGGATCATACGCATTAGTGCCGATCCTTCAGCAATTCCCGCCAGCTCCGTGGCAAGAGATTCATCAAGGAAACCTTCTCGGATACCTCTAGCAATTAACTGATCCATAGTGGGATCGAATCCCTGCTTACCTCTGAAGACTCCAGCTGCCGTCTTCATCGCTCCCATAAGCTCACTAATACTAGATGCATCCCCGTAACGTGATGCCAGATATGGATATGCCACCATCGGAACTTGTGTTAAGTTCACAAGCGCGGACTTCACATTGAACCCGAGATACCACATAAATCCCATCGCTCGAAGGTTTGCTAGTTCATTCCCCGGATTCATAATGTAATGGCGGTGTTCCTGGAAGGAATTATAGAGTGTCATAATTCCACGAGAATCCCCAGTTCTTTCCTCCATTTCGTAACGGAGTTCCTTAAACTCGGCTAGAGCTTTATCCATATCCAAGTAATTCTCTACCCGCGCTAGATGGTTTGAAGCATTAAGTGCGTAAGTCGAAAATACTCTCATCGCATCCTGAGAGAAACCTTCAATACCTTTGCGCTTAATGAGCTGCCGTAGAAAGGCACGCCCCGGAGAGTGTCGGATAAAGATTTCCTTCAACTGATCCCGTTGTGTCTGACTCAGTTCCAACTCTCCCTGCAGAGCTTCCATGAAAGATGGCGGCATTCCAAGGAAAGCAAACTGCGTATCTGTCATAACACTCATTGCTACCTTCTGCCCCTGCAATTTCGCGGCCTTAACTTCATCTCCATTCTTGTAAAAATCTTCCTGCTCTTTCGCATTGGAGAACGTCCAGAATCCAACCGTCTCTCCCTTCGTGTCCTTAGCCGTCACAGTATACTTCCCAAATCGCATGAACGGGAAGTAATTTCTATTCCGGAGCTTACCCATTTCTTTCTCAATATCCTGGATACGCCGCGTCAAATTAATCGATACGCCTGGATCGAGAGCTAGATTCGCCACTAAATTCGCTCGAGCTGTGGAGTCATTAGCAGTACTAGCCCAATCCGCCAGGAAACGATTCGCAGCTTCCTCATTTCCCATTGTTTCTCTCGCGGCGTTGTATTTCAAACCATTCTCGAGCCGCCCCAAAATATCGACGAAGAAGCTCTTAACGGATTGATACACTTCCTGTGCCTTTCCTTCGATCTTATATTTCCGCAGTAATGCCGCTTCTTCCTCTGGTGACAGCTTCGCCTGTTTTTCGTCACTAAGGATAGTAGCCTCAAATAATGCTTTCGAAACATTACTTGCATCCTCTTTTGGAAGCTGCATCCAACTTTCTACTGTTTCATCTGCTGGGGCTTGAATCTCACTCTTTGTTCTCGCCCAATTATCCACACGATCAATGTAACGCTGGAGCGGCGCAACGCCATACTTCTGTACCAATTGAAGTGGAGCTAAGGCCATAGTGGCTGCTTTAATTCTCCACATATGGGACAGTTTCTCCACCGATTTTGCCGAGAGAGAATAATCGGTATTTAATTCTTTACCGATATTTCGTGCGTCCTGGGCGACATCAGAGAAATATGCCATTACATCTTCTTCCGCATACTTCTCCTTTACATCAATTTCATACCAAGTGTGTCCATTATCATCCACCACAAGCGGTGCAGTATAATTCTGCTGTATCCATTTTGTTAGATCATTGTGACGAATGGCAATGATTTGATAGGATTGAGGAATAAACTTAATAATCTCACCCGGCTTCTTTTGGATTGCTGTTATATCCGGCACTATAGCAGTTCCATCTTCCTCAACAACCATTGAATTAGCTATATTAACCCAACCTTCTACGTGTGCCATCGTTGACACACTAGCAATCCGCAGCTTCTTGATTCCATGCTGCGCAGTCTGCCGCACTTCTTCTCGCACCATTCGCTTAAAGAGCGCAGGATACATATGCGCCAATTCCACTCCAGTGTCAGGCGTGGTAGAAGTTAGTCTTTGAATATTCTCATCAAGGTCTGCAGCACGAAGTGAAAGTTCTTCTTCAAGTTCACGAAGGAAGACAGCCTTTTCTCCTGGAGTCATCTCCTGATTAAACTCAGGTTCAAATCCAATATGCGAATTACTCTGTGCAGTTAATTGCTCAATCTCTTGCACAGACATATTAGAAGTTTCATGCTTTGGATTAAAATCCCACCGATCAATACTGTCTTGAATCTTCTTTAAGATACCATCCAACAGAAGGAATTCATCTTTCAACTGCTGAAGTTTTAATTCCTTCTCCTCTGGAGTTAACTTATTCTTCATCTGTGCAGTTAACGCACCATCACGCTGACTGCGATCACTCTGTATTTCGACAATACTACGAACCCACTCCCTTTTAGCTAGATCTCCATAAGCACTGGATGCAGATGCCGGGCCAACGAACCATCTAACATGTCCGATATAATTAGGATTTGGGAAATGATGAGACCCGCCGGTATCAAACGGAGCTTCATAAACGCTCGTCCCACCGCCGCGAACTCTAGCATGTCCATTGGTCAAACCAATATTCACAAGTCCATAGGCTGAATGTTTTGCAGTCATGTTGACCTTTAATGGAACAATCTTTGTCTTCAGCACATACTCAAACTCGCGGCGCGTGAAGCGATCAGTGCCAAGATTAGTGAGCGTTTCTTCGATAATATGTCTTTCCGCCTCATTCATCTTTGCTTCTTTCATCACCTGCCGAACATATTTGGCCGTGACTTCCTCACGTTTTTCCTTTCTCAACCTATCCACAATTCGCATTGTGTAACCGGTATTGTATTCGTCATCGGACATGACGTAACGATAGGCTTGTAAAGAGGGGGCGAGTTTAGAAGTCGATTGTGGCCCCTTTAATTCTGTCGACAATCCCTGCAGAATAACCCTAATCTCATCATCACTGATACGCAGAGATGGCATGATCCCGCGGAGCCAACGACGAATGATTGCAATGATCTTCCGCAGTACTGGCATATCATGTCCATCTTCGGCCAGATGTGCAATATACTCCTCCGCGCCGCGCGCACGATTCTGTGCGTTCTTCATATCCATATTGCGATTCGCTAGATATGTATTAACCCACTCAGAATGCGTACGTTCTACTAATGAAAGGATATTCTTCAACACGTCAGGTGGGACGACGTTATGCAATCCAAAGTGTGCCATTTCATGTAAATACACACGAATAGCACTATCAGCAGTCAAATTCCTGGTGAAGAAATGCATCATCCCATTACTATATGCTCCTCGCACTTTCTTTCCCGACTTGAGAATATACTTCTGCAAGTTAGGAGCGCCACGAAGTTGCGCCGGGTGTTCCATTATATTCAACGGAACATTAGGATTTCTGATTGGTGCGATAAGTTTTTCAAACTGTTCAGGAGTAAGACCTGTAAGTGTTGATCCAGTTACGTCCGAATATAATGGGCCTTCTCCCTTCATCGCTTCATTAACTTCCGCTTCAAACGCCGCGACGTTCTTTTCCGTCGGTGCGATTCGTGAAGCTTTCTTCTCGCCCAGCGATTTAGCCGAAAGCCGCTCCAGAGTATCAACCTCTTTCTGAGTCAATCCCTCAGTCTTATCCTTTTCCAAAAGGTACGCTAATCTCGCATTTTCTTTTTCATTCAAATACGTTGACTTAGGAATCTCAATCTCCTCAGTCTTAGCTTGCTCATCAATCATCTCCGACAACTTCTCAATCTTAGCTTGAACCTGTGGAGATTGTGTCTCTGATTCAGATAGAGTCGAACGCAATGAAATCAATTTACCAAGTGTAGGACTTGGCTGTTTGACTTCAAACATACGACGGAAATCTGCTAACCGCTGCTGTTCTACCTCACGAATCAACGCCTGTTGTGCCATTGTACGAGATTCAGGAGCAGACAAAGCTTCTGTAATCTCTCCCGTTCTTGCCGTAATTGCATCAGGATCAACAGATTCTTTACCCTGTTCCGTGAATAGAATGACCGGCTCGGCAGGTAAATGTCCTTGACGCACCGATCCAAACTGACTTTCAGGCGGAGCGGGAAGTAATGCAGGACCAGTCGGATCAGCACCATCAGTCGGACCAGTACCATCGGTCGTGCTGTCCGGCGCAGGAAGTCGCAGCTGCGGCGCAGGTAACTGCAATTGCGGATCTTGTTCCGGCTGCATTTCTGCTGGCGGTTGCCGACGTATTCCGCCCAAACCACCGAATAGGCCACCAATCAATGCGCCACCAGCGGCAGCATTTAGCACTCGACTTGCGCTCTCCTCTCCAAGAACTTCGTAATTCTCATCTGCAAATTTCCTGGCAGCAATAGCGAGAGCTTCCTGAAAGACTTCAGTTCCAGCTTCCGTCGCACCGATAGTAAGCGCGCCAGTTCCCATTCTCGCCAAAAGGCCTTTCTCTGCCATAGTTTCCGTAATCTTATTTGCAAGATTCGTAGCCATAGGCAACTTCAATCCCAACATCCTTGCTAACACAATCGGACTAACCGCTTCCGCTGCACCAGCAGCAGTGCCCAACAATAAATTCATTCCCGGCTGTACTGGAACTCCGGCTTCCACTTGTTCTCCGGTCATTCCACCAGTTTCAATTCCAGTCGTACCCGCCACTACACCACCCGTCGCGCCACGCAAGCCCCATTGTGCGACCTTCTCTGCAGCCTGTTTTGCTGCCATTCCACTAATCGCACCTTTGGCAGCAGCTCTACCAATGAGACTTCCTACGCCACCGGTAGCGAGAATGGAAGCAATGATAGGAGTTTGTTCCCCAAGCAGCCCGGCGAAGTAATTCACAAAAGCTCCCGGTGAATCTACATCTTCAATCTTCCCAATCGCTGCAGGGTATTTCTGAGCCTCAGCCATGATCTCACTATACTTCTGATACGCACTGCTGGCAACTTCATCTGCTCCAAACAGTTGCGCAACAGTACCACCAGTAGCAATGAGATCAGCCTTAATCTGCTGCATCCCTCGACTTACACCTTTAGAGAATTCCCCAGGCTGACCAGCTTCTGTCATTTTCGGCTGCCCGCCCAGCCCCATTAGGAATTCTAATTCCATCCTCTGCTGCTGTTGCTTTTGCTGCATTTGCTGCGCCGGATCGGGAGCTTGTGGCAATTGCATATTCGGCAATTGTCCAAGAACTTTCTCAATTGTACCAGGTTTCCCGCTGATCTCAAGTGACTGAGCCGCGCGGCGCTTCGATCCATCTGGGTCATCATAAGAAGTCTGATACCCAGGAGTGAATAAGAAGTCTAATTCATTTGCCATAATTATTAATCCTCATCGCTTCCACTGATAGGGTCCGGAAGAACCGGCATTTTCCACGGCAATTCAAATGGCTTGTGTGCAGACTGCGGTGTTGTAACAGTCGGTTTCGTCTTAACCTGTGCCGCTGCTTGAGCAGCCGCTGCTCTCTTTCGTACAGCATTCAAACGATCAGCTCCAGCCGTACCATACGCTCCCAAGAAAAGCTTCTCTCTATTCGGGTCAGTTATCTGCCTCAAGATTTCTTCATCATCGATGTCTGCTAGTGGCAGCGGTGTAATAGGTTCGCCGCGAACAGCACCCAATTGGTTATAATGCGCCAGTACTGACTTTCTCCATTCCTTTTGATCCTTATAATCCCCGACCTCACCACTAAGAACCATCGCGGCTTCCCACAGATTTTTATCAAAAGGCTTCTGACGTCCTGTCGCTTTCTCCATCTGCAACCGAAGCCGTTCCATCATTGAACGATTACGATAATACTCAGCCTGCGCTTGCTTTAATGGAATATTCCCCTGCACAGATTCATTCTCATCTGTCGTCGCCTTACGTTCCTGTACTGTTGCGCCCCGCTGTGCCACCTCGAGATTGCCTTCGTTAACCGCCATTGCTCTCTCTCGCAATTTCGCAGCAGCCTCAGCTTGACGCAACTGATTCAAATGATCCATGCTTCCCGACAAAGCTCCTAATGTAACACTAGCTGGATTCCCAGTTCTAATGTCAAATGGCTTTGAAGCTTCTGCACCAAATTTCACCATTGACTGCTGTAGATTTGAATCATTAGCAATCTTTTGATTTAAGGCTTGAATAAGTTCAAAGATACCTGCCATAAGCCCTCCGTTAATTAATCATCAATACCACGGTTCACCTGGGTCCCATCCACCTGAAGTTGCTGGTGGCTTCGAACCTTGATTCAATTGATTATACAGGGCTAATCCACTAGCAAACCCACCAAGGCCAGCACCGAAAGAATTATTCCCCACATAGTTCGGATTAACAGTATTCGATGTACTTCCCCACTGTTGACCACCAACCAGATTTTGATACATCTGCAGTGAATTATATGCCTGATCTAGTTCCGCCTGTGACATTTGACGTTGCTGCAATCCAAGTTGTTGAAGAATCTGCGGACCCATAGTTTGCATCTGCATTATTAATGGAGCCATCTTCAGCGCGTTACCTTGAGACTGCATTCCAGTGTTATACGCGCTGTTCAAAATGTTAGACGTAATATCACCAGACTGCTGCTGCCAGCCTTTCAATGCAATCCCTTCACCAACGCCTTGTCGTGAACCTCCGAACATACCGGATGAAACCGCATCCGATCTGGTCTGTGGTAATACCTGTTCCATCAATCGCTGCTGAATCGGATTTAATGCAGCTTGAATATAATCATTGATGTAGGGATTATTCTTCAAATCTGGAGCATTCAACTGGTTCTGCCACGCTGCATTAGCTCCAGGCAACATCCCTTGAATATTCCCGGCGGCGTCACGCATACCTTGCCGTCCGATCATATCGTCAGCCGTAAATCCAGCTACTCGGCCAAAGTCTCCATTTTGATACCCTTTAAGAGCGTTTGCAAACAGTTCTTTCAGATACGGAATCTGCTCTGCCCACGGTACAACAGTCGTAGTACTTCCTTGCGCAGACGCTTTCTTAGCTGCTTTAGCATTTTTATCCGCTGCTGAACCAGCTCCTATTGCACTAACAACTCCACCGACAACTGCCCATGGCATAAGGTTACCTCCAATTATCCAATAAACACCCAAGTTGATCCATTATACCGATACAATCCTTCTCCACTTCCAGGATTCCAATCTGTTCCATCTGCATATACAACTAACCCACGTCTAGGTTTATCTGGAGCTGATGTTAACACATCAAACTGTCCTATCGTGGTGCTCAATTCCACTATATTCCTTTGCAATTGCAATAACCAATTTCGTAAGGGATCAGCAGCTGGATCACCTACAGGAACAGGTCTACCTATTCCAAACCTTTGCTCCTCACCTCTCGGCTCCGGCCGTTCAATAAGTACATGTGGCAATTCTTGCCAGCGTAAGTTAGCCATTAGTAGCTCCCAATCACTTCAAGGTCCAAGGTGTAATTCGCTAATTCCCAACTACCATCCGTTGCTGATTGAAATCTCACAGCAATATATGGCCCCACAACATTTACAAGAGCCTCTCTGTCCACACTTGGATCAAACGAATACGGACCATCCCAAGTTATAGTTCCATCTGGAGTTTGATGACTCCCCACCATGAGCTGACAAGGACCAGTCACATGAGGGATAATGCGTTTTACATATTTCAATGCATTACGATCTACTTTCCAATTCCCTTGACGATCCCTACCAACAATAGCAAGACCACGCCGTTCAATATAGGACGTAAAGTTAACACCAGCAAACTGATTAGTTTTATCCGCATGTAAGAATTTCGCTACATCATAGCGTGCCATGATTGTATTAGTGTTTGCGGGATCATATGTCCGCAAGTCCCAGATTTCCGAATCGTCATCCCAAATTCCGGAATCCGCATCCCAGTTAGTTGCTCCAGTTGGAGGACTTACAACACCATTGGTTATGAACGATATATTTCCACCCAGTTCACGATGACCAATCGACCCGTTTTCCCAATTCCAAACAAGTGCAACATTAGGCATTGTATTCCCAGCTTCTGGGTAACAAAACCACATTTCGCTTTTAACGAAATTGGTATAGACAAAAGCTCGATTTTTATACGTTGAATCAATTCTATTAAAAAGTGTTGTTCTTTGCCTTCCAGTCAATATACTGCGCGGCGCGCTTCCAGAATGAACAACGATGTCATCCTGTGTCACGAGAAAATGTCCACCACGGAACGGCTTGACACAATCTCGTGCAAGTAAACCAATTCCAGAATCAGGAAACAATGGAGCAATATGGAAGATACTTCTTCCACCAACATGCTGCATCATATAAGCTGAATCTTCTTTATACAAAACTCCATTCTGTCCTAGCATTGCAAAGTCTAGAAGGAATCCAGAAGTATCTGCTAATACAGCACGCCCCGAATCTAAAGTTGTATCAGTATAATCCCAACTCGAAGGGACTGTTCCAGGTGCGGCTGGATGGGACCAACGAAATACTGTCGGATAACGTGTCCCAACTTCAGTTAAATCTAAAGCAATTAAAAAGAATTTGAAAGCCGGACGAATAACTGCTGCCGTTGTATTAGCAGGCCAATTCGATAATGCCGCCAACCGTGTACTTCCAGATGGTGGATTCCACATCTGCGGCGGATCAACACCATTATTCAAAATACCAATGCCATTTAATGATCCACCATTCCATTTCTTATCTGCTGTTGCAGCATAATCCACATCGACTGAAGCTGTTTGTCGAGTAATATTATAATGCGTGGTCATGTCTGTTGCATAGACTTTCGTCAATCCAGCATATATCCAGAAAGCTTGCGTCGTATGGTAAAGGGCATGGAGCCATAATGGATTAATCGACGGCGGATCGAATACTGGAGTATGTCCAAGGAAGCGTTGCACTTTACTATCCTTAAACCGTACATTACGACCATCCGTCCATACTTCTGGCGGAAGTTCGTATGAAGGAATATCTGTAACTATCCCTACAGTTCCAACATTATGAATCGGAATTAATGGCATTGTATACCTCTTACATTCCCATCAACATACGTCCAGGAAACGCATAAACATGCATGCGGAAATAGTCTATGAAATTAAATGGGTAAGTGTTAGAAGTTCTCCAAACTGCTCCGAAATTGTTAGCATTAATGTCATTTGCATCAAGTGTGATACCCCACATATCTGTAGATCCACCATAATCATAATCCAATTCAGTTTGTGCTATAGATGGAAGACTTTTCTCTGTTCCACTAATTGTTCCATTTTTAACTAATCTAGCATAAAGTGTATATAGATTACTAATAAAATATGCTTCCACCTGGACTTTAATCCCTTCAATCACTGAATCTAGACTAATCAAATTACTTCCATCATGCACGCCTTTTAACCAATAACTTGGAACAGAAGAACCAGTAGTGTTACAATAAGTATCATCACTAACTTTCACATTATCTAAATAAAGTGGGTCCCATGGAGCTGATCCAATACTACTATCATTAGAGATGGTAGTAAAATCCAGGAGAGTATCGACCGTAGCCATTAGACTGCCGCCTGATTCAACACGTAAGAGACACAAATCATTTTACTAAACGATTTGACCATTCCAAGGAAATCTTGCTTTCCGGTAGCGATTGTTAATGTCGGACCACCCGCATCAATACCGACTAACGTAATCGTAAAACCTCCATTCTTAATTGCAATCGTTGCCTTATCATTTGTATTTCTACTAGCAATGGTAAGGTTCACTGAGGCAGAGAAAGCAATAGTATGAAACTCTGCTTCATCTAAATAGAGAGTATAATCTGCTGCTTTCGTCCCATGGTCTTTTGCTGGAGGTTTAGACGTAAAAGCATTGACTAATACCCATTTATCTGCACTTGCATTAAATTCCAAATCCATTACAAAACCAGCGCCAACAATATCTCCAGGAGACAATGCAGCAAGATTGGCTTTTACAATCGTTTTAGCTGTCAATCCATCTGGAGCGAAAGTTGGAGTGGAAATGGTATTAGCCCCAGCCGCCCGTACCGTCACGCGGCATTTGTCATACAGTGCATGAATCTTTGGATGAAAGACCGCTGTGATTGCATCTACTGTCCCTGCGACTGAATGCGCACCCATTACTCTGCCCTGCGCGATGAGAGCTTTAAAGTCGGTTCCAGAACACACAATAAATGCAGCTTGACCGGGGTAGAGGACTAATGTAGTATTACCATTAATCTGCTCTGAACCATCTGGATCAATAGTAAGATTATCTCCAGTCTGGTTAATAACCAAAGTTCTCCAACCATCTCCCAATGTGGCAGCCGCAGTTAATCCAAGAGTCCACGGCGTCCCACTAACAATAAGTGTTTTACAATTATCATTCTTAACAAGAGTATATGTTGTACCTTTCGACAAGATTTCATTATACACTCCAGTGAATCCAGGGAAAGTCGTTTGCAACACACTCTTAAGTAAACGAATGTGGTCATCGCCTTGAGCTTTAGTATCGGAACTGCCAACAGGATTAGTAAGGATTAATCCATTAATATTAGACGTAGCTTCTAAACCCATGATTAATCGCCTCCATTATCAGACTTTCGTTTCTGATTGCCAAAGAGAATATTCTCATGGCGATCCACATCGCGACGCAATGCTCTAGTTTCCTCTTGCGTCACGGCGACGGCAGTAGTCACGTCACCAATGTTATCTTTAATCTTCTCAATATTAAATCCTACCCAAGATACCACTCCTAACATTAATCCAGTAAAAATAGTGTTTAAGTTAATTCCAATCTCAACACCTGGATCAGTTACGCGCTGAGGTTTATCCTTTCCATTCTTTTCGTTGGGATTCATGGGGCTTCCTCAAAATGCACACCATCAAAGAAATTTTCATCTTTAAGATTGAAGTTACCATTCCAATCTCCACCATAACGGATATTGATATTAATTAATCCAGCCTTCTTCATCTGTCTCGCTGTCTGCATTACCACACCCGCAAAGTAATAAAGACGTGCCCAATCTTTCCAAAAGTCTTTTGTTCCTTCTACTGGCCATACATGTGGCCACGGTCCGGCATCCACAGCTCTCGAGAATGGATGTTCAGGAGTAATGAGATGCATACTATTCATCGTCTTAGTCCTTCCCATGGCCAGGAATCGACGTTGATCTTCCACCGTTCTAATGGTAGAATTTAAAATTTCCACTGGAATATCCTTATCCACTTCTTTGAATAAAGTGTAAAGATCAGGCGAGCATTGCATTAGCAAATGTTCATTCATCATTTAATTTTAATCTCCTCGCACATAATTGCGATTAGCATGTTTCCGAGCCTCATCAGAAAGAAACATTCGTGCCCGAGCTTTACTAGCTTCCATTTCAAATTCAGCTTTCATTGCCGGATCACGAAGATGTCGCGCCGCGATTACTGTCCCGACTTCGCCCATCATTAAATCCGCTGCATACTTTAACCAAGCATTTTCAACATTCGTAGATAATGAAGCTGCACGAAGATAGCATTTAATTCGCACAGTATACTCTGCGTCTGGAGTTGGCTTTAATCTAAAATACTCACCATCTAAGGAATAATATTTTGGAGTATCAGTTCCAGAAGGATACGTTTCCAGAAGATTATCATAATCTTCCTTTATCAACGCTTTCCACTTCCCTGAACTCGCATCGTAAATCCACAATGCACCTTCTTCATATTCTCGTAGAAAATCTTTGCCAGTAACTAAATCTACATTCTTTGGAATTGGAAGTCGTTCATCTCCAATTGTAGTCGTTGCGGTAAGATTTTCACTGAGTAGAAACCATGGAAGTGTAACGCCGCCCTCCAATAAAGTAGCCTGCTGGAAAATCATTTCAGATATAATCCGAGCATCCAGCGTCGTATCGGCTTCGCGGCGAAACCGTTGCTTCATTAAAGTTACTAAATCATCGCGAGTCATAGTGGTGATTCCTCATTCCAGCTTTTATCAGCATTACTTTCCGATCCCCAAGGGCTGCTAGCAGCTCCATCAGTTCCCCACGTTTTAGACGTAGCTGCATCTTCTTGCCATCTGGCACGAATAACTACAGCAATATCTTGAGCCAAATCTGTTTCAATTACTTGTCCAACTGCAACAAATGTAGCAGGGATATGAATGTTGTTAGCAATATCTATCTCTATTACCTGTCCAATTATTCTATACTTTGGACTCCAGACAATAGCATTGCCTGTATCAATTTCAGTGGCTTGTCCTAAAGTATGTTGTTTTATTCCACCAAAACTTCCAACAATAGAATCAGTTTCATTAACCTGCCCTATTGTTTTAATCTTGATTGGATTAATATTTTGAGCTAAATCCGTTTCAAGTGACTGCAACACAGCTACAAGTTTAGCTGCACTTGGAGTAATAACCTGGGCTGTATCCGTTTCTGTTACTTGTCCAAAACCTTTATATTTCAACCTACCAATATTTTGAGCAAGGTTCGTTTCAGTTACTTGTGAGACTGGAACATAAAGCGCTCCAAGTGCAATAGTTTGAGCAATATCTGTTTCAACTGCTTGTGCAAGTGAGACATGTTTAACACTAGTAATCGCTTGTGCTAAATCAGTTTCAAGTGCCTGTATAATAGCCTGGGCTTTACTATGACTAATTCCCTGTGCCAGATCTGTTTCAGTAACCTGTCCAAAGCCTTTGTTCTTCAGTTTTGCAATTGCTTGTGCAATGTCTGTTTCAGTAACTTGATTAACTGTCGCAGAAAGTCCAGCAGCAGCAAATGGAAATTGTATGATCGGCGCGCCCCACGATACCGGCGGGCCCTGATCGACCGCCCAGGTTCCGGTAGGCGTCCAGCTCGTACCGACCAAGCTGTCGTCGGCATCCGTAGCAACACCCGCGATCATCGGGGTCCAACGGTTCAGGTTGGTGTACCGCAGCGGCCGGATGGCACGCATCTCGGCCTTGATCTCATCAACGGTTAGTGCCGCCTGCCACTGTTTGAAATGCGCGTAACGGGCCTGACAACCGTAACCAGCATTGAGCCGGTTCATGCGCTCATCGACACAAGACGGCCGGTTCGACACGTTCGGCGACGTGATCGTAATGTCGAGCGTGCCGTTCAAGTAGCACTTGAGGGTGGTATTGCCCTCACGCACGACCGCGATGTGATACCACGTTCCTGTGGACAGGTTCGTGCCGTTGCCATCGACAAAGGCTTCCGCCGATTCATATGACGATAGGCGCAACAGCGTACCGTCGGAATCAACCCCGACCCAGTCGGCTTCCTGATAATTGTCGGCTGAACTTCCGCACGCCGCCCAAAAGTGACCGTAGCTGTTGGCGTCCGCGACCAAGTACACCCAGAACATCGTGGTGTAGGCCGCGTTGTGGTCGATCAGACCACTCGACAGGCTTAGGTACTTTGTACCGTCGGCGACCGATGAGTAGAGAGCCATATTTTATCTTATGCCGCGTCGCGAAGTTCGCATCCTGCAACATAAGCATCGCCGGTTGCGGTATCGCTGACAGCATCCCGAGTCAACGAGAGCCGCAGATAGTCGGCCGCCGCCACGCTGTCCTTGTTGGTGAGCGTGACCGTGATCTGCTGCATGTAACCAGCCGTGCCTGGAACCGTAGTATTGTCCGTACTGTTCACGGTGTCAAAGCTGGTGGTGGCATCGAGATCGGTCGCGTCGCCGGACGAAACGGCTTCCACGGCCACATCCCAATCGGTGTCGCCGGTCGTGGCCGAAGCCATGAACACAGTGATAATGAATGTCACGGTGCCGGTAAGCCCCTGCGGAGCTACGATAGTCCAATAACAGGTCTCGTTGGTCGAAGCGTCAAATCCCAATACTGGGCGCTGATTGACCGTCAGAAGTTGCGGAAAGTTGCTGGCTGGATACTCAGCCGCCAGCGGGCCCAAGAATGCGCGAGTAGCCATTATTCAGTCTCTCCAAAAATTCGACGAGCAAATTCCACTCCACGTCGCATCGCAGCTATCATCAGAAAGATTTCAGTCTTCTGATCAGCACTTGGTTTACTGCGATAACTGACATTGAAGCATCCATTAAATCCAACT